GTTGCACCGTCAAGAATCTGTACCTCAGCCTGTGTAAGGTCAGCCAAAGCAGAGGCAGTGTTACCACCCATGGTGGCAAGCTCTACCAGCTCAGCATCGGCAATCTTAGCTGTGGTAACAGCGGAGTCAGCAATCTTAGCTGTAGTGATGTTTGCGTCAGCAATCTTAGCTGTAGTAACAGCAGAATCAGTGATCTCAGCAGTACCAATAGCACCGTTAGATGCAGCAGTTACTCGGCCTTGGGCATCAACAGTAATGTCAGCAGCAGTGTAGCTACCAGCAGTTACAGCAGTGTTTGCCAGTTTGTCGGCAGTAACAGCGTCGTCTGCGATTTTGGCTGTTGTGATCTGTGCATCAGCAATGTGTGCCGTGTCAATAGACCCGTCAACGTAGTGCTCAGAGTTGATGCTGTCGTCGGCAATCTTCGTACCGTTGACTGCATCAGCAGCAATCTTTGCAGTTGTTACAGCACTGTCTGCAATTTTAGCAGTGGTAAGAGAAACGTCGCCGAACTTTGCAGTAGTGACTGCACCATCACGGAGTTTGGCTGTAGTCACAGCCTGATCAGCAATGGCGTCAGTGCTGGCTTTTTCTTGGTCAGCATAAAGAAGCTGATCTAAGTTTTCGTTCAGCTCACCTGCTTTCAAGGCAGAGCCCGACGCAAAAACGAATCGGGCTGCATCAACATCTGTATCACGATAAATACGGATAGCAACACCATTACCTGGTGCAGTAGTAAACCGCAGAGTCGTCGCATTAACAAAAGAGTATGCAGTTGTAGCTACATGGTCAAGTGTTACCTTGACGTCTGCTTCTTTTAGATATTCAAATGTGACAGAGTAATCAGTGGTGGAGTTGTTACCTGTATAAGAGTGTTCAGTTGTCTTTGTAGTTGCCATTACCTATAAATCCTAAGGGCTGGTTCTAGTTCGCCGTAAGTTGTTTGTCGTTGGCTTTGCCGGTTTTCAATGCGATCTGCACGTGACTCAGCAATAGCTGCACGTACGTCAGCATCAGCACGTATCGTTGCCCAAGCTCTCTTACGAGCCCGGTTAAAAATCTCGGCAATACGTTTGGTGTGATAGTAAGCCTTCATCGGCTCATAATCACGGTTGCCAGAAACGCGATCTTTTTCCATCTTGCGAATACTTGCCTGGATACGTGGATCGGCAGCAAGTTCGTTTAGTTGTGCTTCTATGTTTTGATCACCAATAGCTTTTTGGAACTTAGATCTAACACCAGGTAGTTTAGAAAGATCAGTACTGTCTGGTGCGTAATACACAGAAAGTCGCGTGTCGTATCCGCTGCGGAACAACAGTTTTCTTCCAGGACCCTGATCCAAGTTAAATTGGATAGGAGAGAACATATTCCAAGCACGTGTGATGAAGTCGTAATCCTTGATAGGTTGACCATTCAACATGTCGTACTTAATAGGCAATGCCTCATCAGTAAGTTTTTCTGTAAGAAGGTTTCTATTGCGGATAGAGTCAGCGATACCAGTATCTAGTTCACGCATGTAAGGAGTAAACAACTTGCCAATCTCATTTCTCAAAGAGGACAAAGGTATGGTGTTGTTCATCAAACCAGCAATAATTCGGTTGTGTTGACCAGGTTGACCAGAGAAAAGGTCAACAAACTGTTGCAGACCAGTAAGGTAGCTCTTGCTAGCAGCACTCTGCCCAACAACAAGTGCAAGTTTTTGTAGCTGGTTTTCAGTCCACTCATCGCCCATCAACAGGCTGTGATCACCAATGTTGGAGATAGTTGCCATAATTTGGTTGAAGGGTTCAAACGCTTCGTATCCAACCTGCACGCCACCAAGAGTAAACGTACGAGGTTTCCAACCTGCATCAATCCAGGACTGACGCATTTGCCTGTCAGTCGGACCATCGCCTGTCATGTTGCCAGACATCCACATCATGGATGCCATAGTCACAACAGCAGAGCCAATAGCAAGGCGTCCGTTTTGCAGAGCCTTAGCGTTTTGTAGTTCTTCAAAGGTGCTGATCCCGTACTTAGTTAGGTTACCGGCTTCGACATCTTTGATAGTTGCAAAAGCAACATCGTTGAACTCTTTGACCAAGAAGTTAAAACCTGGTGTGTACTTTGCAGTAAGTTCCAGGCCGTTTACACCAGTACGTGCAAACAGGAAGAACGGTTTAGCCCAGGGGTTCTGGTTAAACAATGTCTCCAGACCCTTAGAAAAACCCTCCAAGTCTTTAGTCAAAGTAGATTCACGCTTTGCATATTTGACAGCGTCATCAATAATGTTACCCTCTTCGTCGAGGATTTGTTTAGCAAACTTGTCTTCTGCTTTCTTCAGGATTGCAGGAGTGATCTCAGTGATGTCACCTTTGCTTGCCTGTTCAAGAGCTTCACGCATAGCGCGTTCACGCATCTTGCCACGAGCAAGAATGTGACCAAACACGTCGTCAGTTGCTGCCATAATCTTTGTAGAGTATGTCAGGAAGTTACTGTCATTCATGGCGCGTGCCATGTTAGCAAAATTGTATACAGCTTTATCAGCAGCAGTACCACGCTTTTCAGCCCAGTCTCCATACATCTTCCACTGTTGATCAGCCTTAGTCCTTTCTACATACCGTGATTGGATAGTGGCAACATCACCAGAAAAGTAACCATTGAGTTTCTTACGGAACAACGTAAAAGCTTCAGGCAACATACCCATCATTCCGTTCAGGGCAGCCAGTGATGCCTTACGTGTAACCACGTCACCACTGAAGGTTGCTCCAAGAGCAGTAGCCATAGGCCGCAAGAACGTGGCAGAGGCAGTACCCATAATTGCCCTGATAGGCGTCTTGGGTCCGCTCAGCACGCTATGGATCATCACACCTTCAAGCTCTCTGATCAGCTCACCTGTTTGTTTCCTACCGTCCAACATCCCTCCACGTAGTTTCTTGCGGAAGAAGTTGTCCAGGTCATTCAGGTTCGTGACGTCGTCGAGCATAGAAGCAACTTCCATGTACGCCTTGAACAGTTCGTTATCTCCACTCTCACCTGCCATCTGGAAGGCAGTGCGGAAAGCATCAATAGATGTCTCAACGTCCTCATATACGGCTTTCTCAAAGTCAGCCTTCTTAGGTAGACCATCAACACCTTTGACGGAGTTCAGGTCATAACCAGCGAAGTATCGAGATTGCTTGGTGATTGCAACCAGCGAGGCGAACTTGTCAAACAACGCCTTAGCAGGTCCATCAGTGTCACCAAGGTCATACAGGTCTTGCAGCTCACGGCCAGCAACACCTAGATCTCGGATTTCTTTCAACAGCGAACCTTTAAGCAGGTCAGCAGCGGGAATCATGTTGGGATCCATGATCTCGATCTCTTCAAAGCTGCCATCTTCAAGCTGCACCCGGCGCTTGATGCCTTGCTTGAAAAAGTCATCAGCCCATTCACGGGGCGTTAGTTCAGTGTTAAGCCGACCCTCAAACATCTCTTTCATAGAGACAGTCGAGTCAGCCCATACGTCATGCAGAGGCACACCCATCTTCCGGGCTTTAGCTACCTCTTTCTGCACATAATCAGTAGAGGCAAACTCTTCCATGATCCGCTTGACCTCCTTAGGGGCCAGGTCCACGTTGCCCTTACCGATACGGTCCAACTCGATAGGTCGAGTCAGTGAGTCAGTAGAGCCGCCTTCTGCACCCAGCTCATTGCGGGTACGAGACAGTTGTTTGTTGACGTCACCAGCCGAAGCTGTGGACGTAGGTGAACCCTGCGGTGGGTCAGCTACAGGCTTGTTGGCGTGACCACGGAACACTTCAGGTGATTCAGCCACCTCATCGATGCCTTTGGCAACGGTCTGTTCTTCAACGCTTTTGACACGTTTCACTACCTCGTCAGAACCCCTCAAACCTTTAAGGCCAATAACAAGTCCATCCATAACGGCACCGATACCCATACCCTCCACGACGTTCTTCAACGTTTTCATGGCAGGGTGATCGGTGTCTTTGGTTGCAAGTGGGGTTCTAAGTTGAGGAAAGTGTTCAGCAATAACTGCCGAGGCATTTTCGTCTTGTGAGCCTGATGCAATCAAGTCAACCTTGGCACCCACCAGGGCACCCCGACCGATAGATCCAAGCTTGGTTGTTGCACTAGCCACCTTGCTGATGCGAGCACCAGGAATGGGAACAAAAGCAAGAGTGCCGTAGTTGACCAGTGTTTTCAGAACACCACCCCACCAGGTACGTGTCTCAATGGGGTTTTCAAAAGCACCGAAGATGTCCATGTCAGGACGGTAGTCTTCGCTTCCGACATCTTCACCACGAGCCATATCAATAGCACGCTCAGGAAGAGTTACAAGGTCGGAGCCTGTTTGTTGCAGGCCACCTACTAATGCACTACCAATCTCACGGGCAACGTCACCAATGTCACTAAACTCATCCTCTTCTTGTTGTTGAGGAGTTTGTTCAGGAGGTCTTTCTAGTGCAGCGTTGTGGTCATCAATTTCTTTTAGTCGTTCTTTGTATTGATCCTCTAGGCGGGCCGCATTGGGGTTAGTGATTTCATCCATAGTTTTAGTTCGGTTTCAGTGTTGCCGCAGCAACTCCTGGGAGCAACGTGTGTACTTGTCTGTAATGTGGTAAGCCCCTAGCAGCTTTTACCATTCTTTGCAGTTGAGCTGGCGGCAGGTTTTTAAGCCCAATCCACTCCGCAGAGAGGCCGGCTACTGAACCACCATTCATAGCTTGCACACGGACTGCTGCTCTAGTTAAAGCAAACAAATCCTGTGTCTTTTCATCAAACTTTTGATTGTCGTCAAAGCCAAGCAAGTTGGCAGTTTCTAAGAACGTAGTTCCAATAAACTGGTAACGACCGACAGCATGGAGAGTACCTTCAGCATGTCGTTGTTTAATTTCACCAATCGTCATAGACGTGATTGGTTTGTCTAAGTCAGTAGTACTGTTACCACTACCAATAGCAGTATGTCCGCCGTCAGTACCACCACGATTAAATGCTTCATATCCGCCGTAAGAACGGGACTCTACAGAAGCAATAGAATCTAAGAACCAGTTCGCTTCAGCACTGCTCGTAGCAGCCCTTAGTTCACGAGAAGGTGTTTTATGAAATTGCAGTTGACGTCGAGCTTCAGCAGACAATGCATCGAGTTCTGCTACAGTTTTGGGTAGAGGATTGAACTCCTCAAATCCGTATCCTTTGAGGTTTGTATTGATAAGTTTGTATACATCAACACCATGCTGATCGGCAAGCTCACGCCAAAAAATCGGAATACCTGTCCTAGCTTTAATTGAATCATTTAATTGCTGTACTTGATCTTCTGCGCCCGGAAGTTTTTCATCAAGACTGATAGCTCCAGTTTTAAGTTTACCGTTTACATCGGCAAACATAGCTGCGTTATCTCTTTGAATCTTAAACTCAGGCCGTTGGAAAAACCCTCCTTGTTTTAACTTGAACTGTTCAGGTATTTGTGCAAGAGTTTCTTTCATCGCCTCTTCATGAGCCTGACTAGGTTCAAGCTTAGCTTTGTCAGTTCTAGTTCTATAGTACTTGTAACGGGCACGGTAATAAGCCAGTGCGTTTTGCGTACCATATATGTTGTGAAGACTGTCGTATTCAAAGACTTGGGTTTCGTCTTTAACACCTGCTTCAATTTGAGTTGTAGCTTCTTCGAGAAGGGATTCAGGGGGATGAAGTTTGTCGTCCTGAATTACCTTGTCTTGATATTCAACCCTAGTCTCATAGTCGTTAATACGGTCTACCAGTTCTTGAGAAACCGGGATACCTGAATTAAGACGCTGATCGATCTCATCGACAGTCATCTTGTCGTCAAACTCTTCGTTGGTTTGGATACCTTCCAACAATCCATAGTTTGACTCGTCAAAAAGTCTTAGATCTCCGAAAATTTCATTGTATGATTTTTGAGAACGATCACTTTGTTTCCATCGTTGAACCCGTTCAAGAATAGCAATCTTATCTTCATTGCTTAACTCTTGAATAGATCGATTTAATTGTTTCGTTTGAGCAGCAATAGCTGCTTGCTCAAGCAAAGCAAAATCGTTAGCGCGTGCTACCCTCAACTGCTTGGTAGACCCATCTCTTAAGGTAACGTTAGCGTCTAAAGCGTCGCGAAAAGCAGTTGGATTGATTGAACCGTTGTCAAGACCAGTGCGGATAATTTCAGTAGCCTCAGCAAAAGCAAGGGCACTGTTACCACCAAACTGTCCTTTGTATTGGTCAACCCAACCCATCAAGTTGGTCGCGATCTGATTGGGGTCTGCATTAACAAATGTCGCATACAGGGTTTGTTCACGCTCAGTCTTACGTTGCTGTTGGAAAAGCTTTGCTTGACGGTTCGCGTATGCAAGCTGTTCACCTTGTTCAAACTTCCGCATTGACGGAAACAAGTGTTCATGCAGCAGTAAAGGATTTAATTCCTTGTACGGATCCATGTATTCTTCACGGATCTGCTGCTCAATAGCAGCGCGTTGACGTGGGTCAGAGGTTTCGTTTAGACCCAGCTCTTGTCCTCGTTGTGCGTAGTGAGTACCATAGCTGACACCTGCTTGTTGCAGCATAGCCTTTGCATAGCCATACGCTTTCCAGCCAGATAGCTGACGCAGCCCTTCAGCTACAAATGTATCACCACCATTCTGTTCATAATCACCAGCAGCTTGGTCGGCTGCTGCACGGGCTTCGCCCAGGGCCGCTTCTTGCTCCCTGAACTGGGATTGCTCTTCTTCGCTAGCACCGTTGTACCAGTACTCACGCATACCTTCGAGCATCTGCTTTTCGTTCTCTTTTTTCTGTCGTTCGATAAGTATCGAAGACAAGGAGTCGGAAAACTGGGCTAAACCTTCAGCGCCTTGAGATATTTCAAGAGCAGCTTGTTTGTCACGTCGCAGGATCTCTTCGCTTTGACGCTCAAGTTCCCTTGTACGTTGTTCATTTAGTTGTTGTAGTTCTCTGGAACCAAGGTCTATTTGGGCAGCTTGAAACTGACCACCTTGGTTGAATGATTGAAAGGAAGTGGTCATGGTCCGAATAGTCCGTAGGCGTCATAGGTGCCGGGGGAAAAGCTAAAGTTTGTACCCAGTGTCGTAGGTGCCGCTCCCTGGAAAAAACCGGTAGGCGCTTGCATGAAGGCCTCTGGGCTGTAATCAAATGGTTGACTAAAATAGTTCGTGCCACTTGTTTTCAAGTCGATGTTATCACCAAACCCACCCATGTTTCCAACGTCAGGTGCTTTGAGCGAGTTGTAAGTAGAGAAGCCGCTGCTGACTGCACTTGCCATGCCACCGATAAACTGTAGGTTTGCCGCAGTCATATCTACATTTGGCTTGACAGGTGGTACGCCAGGTTGTGGCTTGAACTGCACCTTGGAGTAAGCATTTCTATTGCTAGTACGAAGCTTCTCTCTAATACCTTCGACTCGGCTTTGATAACTCTCGTGAGCACGTATCAGATTAGAAGCAACCAGTGCTTGATCTCTGCCGAACTTGGCTAGGTCACGCGCCTCACGTCGTTTTGCTGTTTTACCTGAACCGACATATCTCATGTTTTCCATGACTCTGGTAAAGGCATCCAAGGCAGCACTGTCGGCTTGCTTGAATAGATCGCTCAAACGAGTCTGCTCGTCGGCATAAGCACGGCTGGCAGATAGCGCGTTTTCTTGAACAGTAGTGTCGAACTCAGCAAGCTTCGTGCCATACACGGCGCGTTGCCCGTCCCATTTCATTCGGCGTATCTGTAATTTTCTTTTGTAGTTGTTGACTTCAGCAGTTTTCTGGTCGGCAGCAGACTTAAGACCGCCGACGGCTTGTGCTGCTCCGCCGACTGCTGCTGTCACTCCAAGTGTTACTGGATCGCACACGGCAAAATTCTATAAAGGTTAAATTGTTAGGACCGTAAGTAACTTCACGTAAGAACTTAAATCCAAGAAAACGAAGGAGCTTTAGATGGGCAGTGTTGCGCTTGTCAACAATGTTCCACAGCAACTTCTCTGGTCTACTGTCGATAAACCGTTTACACTTACGTGCAAATGACATCGGATGTTTATGTATCTCAGGAGTGCATAACATCCAGATCCCGTTCTCGGGACCTATACCAAAGGCTGCACCCCACTTGTTGTCGGGTGTCAGCCAAGCCCCTGAGTAGCCTATAGAAGCCCCTGTAAGGAGGCTGTAAAAGGGATTGTGACCATGACCCTCAGTAACCTCCCTATAGTCGTCAGGGCGTAAATTAGAGGCCACATGCATTGCGACCTCTTTAGTGAGTGGATAAATGTACTTAGACATTCTTGTAGTATTTCGGTGAATAATCACCTTCCCAGGTTAAGGAAATAAGAGTTGCTGGAAGAGGAGTAGTAGATTTGATTGATAAGTTAAAGTTATTGTTTTTTTCGTACACTGGTACAGTACCGATGTACTCATCTTCTACCTGTACATCAGCAACTAAGTACTGGTTAAAAGTACTTGAAGTAAACTCATCAGTATAATCAGTTTTACCTACTCTAGTTACAACGGTTTCATATTGACCTAAACGGCCAAACGAAGGTTTGATTCTATGAACGATAAGACTTCCTCGCTCTTCATTGATAGTTCTTTCACCAACAACCTTCTGCACATAGAACCTAGGAAAATCAACCTGCATGGTGTAGGCATAACCAAAAGTCAATGCAGGCTCGTTTCCAGGCACAGTCACAGTGGTGCCACTAGAGGGAACGTCAACGTTTAGAACGATTAGACCGTCAGCACCAGGCTTGACAGCAACCAAGTCCACAGACTTATCTGTAATACTACTAAGCCAACTTAAAGTAAACGTGGTTTGTCTTGTAGCACTGTCGTAAGAACCACCAGTAGCAGCAACGTAGTTGTCTAAATGAACTACATACTCTTCGCTGTTTTCAGTAAACGTACTGTCGTCGTCTCTAATTAGATTGATCTTTTGCAAAAAGTTCTGATCATCGACAAAAATATACGTGTCGTTTACACAACAGTGGTAAACAATAGGCCGTGTATGCTTCCAGCGGAACCAGGACGACTGAACTTGCCGATCAGCTACGTTAAAATACTTGTACCCAAACACTTCATCACTACTCTTTTTACCAAAGAAGATAGTGGTGTTCTCACGTGAGTCAGCAAGTAGGTCAATATCCTTACTCAAAGCAGTAGATACAACTTTGCTTAACTCATTTACATTAGGCTCACCCTCACGTGCCACGTTTGACATGACAAAGAAACGAGTGTGTGCACCTGCATTGTCCAAGAAACCAGCCACGGTTCCCAAAGAAAACGGTGGTACATCAGTGTTGTAGTTATACGTGCTGATGCTGCTTAGACGTGCAGTGTCTGGGTTGAGAATATCTGAGTCAGTAGCAAGCAAGAACTGTTGGTTCTCTGCAAAAACAATCAGGCCGGTGTTTACTTCAAGAGCATCAAACAGGATAGCAGGATACTTAGAAGAACAACTAATGTCGATGGGGTCAGTACCTGAAACTGTGAGAGCAGTGTTGACAAAGAAGTTCCCCAGGTCACCTGGTTGGGATAGAATGACATTCTCATCACTTAAGAAAGCAAGACGGTTACGAAAGAACAGAACCTTATTGATCTTTTTTCCTATAAAACTAGGTTCAGGGTTAGTGTTTAGATCACCAACGGTACGTTGTGAATAGCTAAAACGTTTAACAATAAACTGACCATTGCTTTGCCGTTGAATAACAATCGGCACAGTCAGGGGGTTAATGGTATCAGCAATACCAGGCTCAGCACATTCGACCCAAGATCCAGGACCAGAGCCACCACCGTTACCCTCAAAACGAAGGTAGTAGTCGTCATCAGCAGAGCTGCTGTTAGACACCTTAACGATGTAGCCATGCTTGCACTGGAAAGGCAGACCAGTTACGTCGTTCACCTGGTCGGTAATGACAGACATCAAGTCAGTGTTCTGTGCTTCTACAGTAAAGTTAGTTGTGTTGCTGTAAAAGTAAATCCCGTTGCCGATAACTTCGTGACTGATGCCAGTACCGGACAACTCAGCAGTAATACCACCCAGGATGCTGTCAGGGGTAACGTTAGTTTGTTGATCAAATGGAGTTGGATCAGGACGGACAGCTTTGATCGAAGCTCGGACAGACACTGTCTCGATTTTGTCAACGTTAATCGGATAGCTCTTACCCTCCAGTGTCACACTGCCTGCACTGCCAACTGTCCAACCCTCTCCACCGTGGAGAAGGTCAAGCCGGTGGCTGTACGTACAGGTGTAATCACCAGCTTCAGGTGACTCGTCGGTGTGATTAGGAACAGGACCCTGTTGGCCTGTAACGGTCAGTCGGAAAACAAGGTTTGTTTTACTACCGCTGTTAAGGGTAAACACCTTTGTACCTACGAACGGGCAGTGTCCCTGGTTACCACTAAAGGTGCTATAACCCTCACCAGTGGGGTTCGCAGATGCTTGCGTTGCAGTGCTAATACTTGTCGTTGTATTTGACGTAGGGTTGTGTATGTTGATTCCGTACTGCCGACCGTTCTGTGTACGTTTCAGCTCGATAAAGGCTGAATAGGTGTGAGGTCTTTCATCAGTTTTAGAGACGGAGGTTGCCTCCATAGCAGCAGTCACATTTCGGTTGACAACGAAGGTGCTGTCATTGATAGTTGTAAACTGCAAGGTTTCGGAACCAATAGTTCCGTTTGACAGGTAGTTTTGTAGGTTTGTTTGTTGACCACTTTCGTAGTTGACAGTGATGGCATTGCCAGTATCACCGTCCCACATGTTTACAGAACCGTCGGTTTGCACTTGACCGATGTAGCTGCCTTCGGTTTCATCTCTGTAATAATGGAACCACACGCCTGTGGACGTCGCACCAGACAGTGGTGCGGTACCTACACGCATAGCCCCAGGACGCTTGTACAAGCCTTTGTTGAGATCAGGTATGCAGTTCAATGCATCTTTAACCTGACCCTGCCCCATCTGGCTGTCAGGTACCTTAGAGATGCCACCAAAAAAGTTAGGAATAGTTTGAGTAATACTTGCCATCAGCGACGCAATCCACGGAATGGTTCATAGGCTTGGTAGCCCTGGTCATGTCCCATGCCGAGGAAGTTGTGATCACCCTGGTTGCACTCGTACTCAGTGACGATTGCGCGGGCATAGGCTTCCTGTTGGCCTAGGAGTTGTACAAGCGTAGGGTTCGACACAAGCTGCACGGCTGCACGAACAGAAGCCTTGGCAACAATCAGACGCTTGAAAGGTTGAGGTAGATCTTCAAATGGGAATAACCACACGACGTTCATGTCCAGTGGTTCGTCAAACTCGTATGTATGTTTGACTTTGTTGTAGAGCTTGCCGTCACGCTTGACGACATCGGTGGTTCGATAGACCTCTTCTTCACAAACATCCATGCGAAGCACGTTGCTAGGAACACTGATGTGTTTGTTAGCGTCAGGTGTGAATGGGTAGTGGTCTTCACGGTTGTAGACCCAACCCTCACTTTGCACTTCGACGTTGCTTTCTTTTAGGAGGTTATAGATGAACTCAATCTCTGGATTGGTGAAATTGAGGTTGGTCACTGGAGACTGACCGATACTCCCCAAGATTGAATTTACTGCGGATAGTTCGGTATCGAGATCAATAGTTGTAGGAGTAGCCATAGTTAAAAAAAAGGGCTCCCGAAGGAACCCTTGTATAAAACAAAAAATCAGAAAGCAGCAGGTGCAGTAGCGGTACCAGCGTACAGCTCAACAGCACAAGCGGGGTTCAGGTAGTCTGCCCCCATAGCCAAGCGACCCAAAATTACATCGCCTTGGTAGACCACAGACACGTCACCCGAGGTGACCTGGACCTGAGGTCCGATAGATTCGACAACGCCAGCGGCTTCTTTCTGGAAGATAAGACCGCAGGAGTTTGCGAACTCGGTTTCTTCACCGTACTCGTTGTTGATACCGGTAACGTCGTTAGCGGCGTCTTCCAGAGCAGGACCAACGAAGGAGCCAAGGTTGCCGGGGCTGGTGGTACCAGGGTTGGTAGCCGAACCAGTACCGAAC